AGCCGGCGCAGTCGGTGCAGCCGGTGCAGCGGGTGCAGTCTGAGCAGTCCCAGCAGTCCCAGCAGCGGGTGCAGTCGGTGCAGCGGGCGCAGTCGGTGCAGCCGGTGCAGCGGGTGCAGTCGGTGCAGCGGGCGCAGTCCCAGCAGCGGGTGCAGTCCCAGCAGCGGGTGCAGTCCCAGCAGTCGGTGCAGCGGGTGCAGCCGGTGCAGTCGGCGCAGTCGTTGCAGCGGGTGCAGTCGGTGCAGCGGGTGCAGTCGGTGCAGCCTGTGCAGTCGGTGCAGGCGCTGCAGACTGAGCAGCGGGTGCAGTCGGTGCAGCGGGTGCAGTCGGTGCAGTCGGTGCAGTCGGCGCAGCGGGTGCAGTCGGTGCAGTCGGTGCAGTGGGTGCAGCAGGTGCAGTCGAATACGGGCAGTTGCTCCCTTTCGGCTGGTGTCATGGTTTGGGCTCTTTGGCGAATGCAAACGCGGGCAGTTGTTTTAATTGCGCGCCTGGCACTTCAATTGCTGCTACCAGGGCATCTTTGATTAATTTGGTATCCGGCACTAAGACAAATCGAGGTAGTGTCTGCGGGTCGTCTAGTTGCACGAATGTTAGCCATTTTACGCTGCAGCCAGGCACTAGAGCCACAGCCTCTGCAGGGGAATCTGGATTGCCTGCGATGGCAGCTGCTCTCTCGCGCGCTAGGGTGAGATACTGCTCTTGGGCGGACGCAGATAGGGATTCGTCCGCGGTTTTGTTGGCGGTCAGCTGGGCACGTAGCGCGCCGGTCGCTGAGGCCATGGCGGATTTGTACGGGGCCTCGAGGGTCTCGATTTGTGCGGCGATTGCCTTGGCCTCGAGGCGCACGGTGCGCAGGGCGGTTAGCGTGGCTTGCAGTTGTGTCATCCGTGCACCGGACCGCACGCACACTGGCAGCTGCGTAGGGTCTCGGTATATTCGTCCGGCAACACAGCTCCGCGCCGGGGCGGATCTGCTACCAGCACTTGGCACAGCTGGGCCAGGGCGTCGCGGGTGGTTTTTCCCTTGACTTGCAGCGTGCCGTACGTGACGTACACGCAGCACCCACTGCGGGTAATCGCAATAGGCGTGCAGCGGACTGTGTCCAGGGTGTCGAGTATATTACTGGCTTGTTGGTCGATGCAATTGGTCGGCATTGATCATCCTAGGTGTTGGATTGCAAAAATCAAGTACAGCATAATTGCACCGGATAGGTATGTGAGCGTGATTTGCGCGAGTTTGTTTGCTATGGGGGCCATGTTGTTGTTGCTCCTTGCTATTGCAGCCACGGGCATGCGGCCGCTGAAATATCGTTGCCGGTCAGTCCATGTGGACCAATAGCGTCGTTCGGGTACATCACATCATTGGGGTCCGCTGAGTGGTCGGCGCCGAATAGGTGCCCTAGCTCATGCAGCAGGAGTAAATGTAGTCTGGCATCGTGGGCCCCGGGGTAAATGTCAATACGCATACCGTCGGACGGCGGGTTAATGTGATCTTGGCAATAAGGGCGATTGTAGACACCGCCCGCAGACACACCTCCTTCTGCTGCTGGAGGTGTGTCGGTCCGGAGTACGATGCTACTTTTTGCCGTGGGGAGATTGCCGACAGTCGCGCACAAGCGTCCCTCGCTTGCCGCGCACCAATCGTCAGCGGCTGCTTGCAGCACTGCTGTGTCGGCCGCTGAAAAGCCGACAACATTGAACTGGTACATGTCGGCGGCCATGCGCATAGGATCGGGACCCGTGCCTGATTGTGATGGCATGCAGCCTGCGATTAGGATGACGCCTGCTATCAGGAGGGCAGCTGATTTTACGGCGCGGGTCATTGTGTTGCCTACTACTAATTTATACGGCACGGCGCGGAAACAGACAAGCGAAATCGCCTGTTGCAAGTTGTTTTCGTCAAGGGGGAATCGCCCAGGGACGCGGCTCGAGGTAATCCGCCCAACCTATCGCAATCGCGTCGTAAATATCGAGCAGCCGCTTGGGCGTGAGCCGCAGCAGCCTCACTAGTCCGGTTTCGGCCGGTGTTAGCGACCGCTCCACGCGGGCGGTTACCACATTTTTTTCAGTTCTTTCGGGCACGCGCAGCGTTTGCCGCCAGTCGTGCGGCAGCTGCGCGTGCGGCGTACCGCCGGTCAGCATGCACATCACAGCCAGCTGCCAGCCTGCGCGGGGAGCTAGTGTCAGGATTGCATTGCGCTTTTGCAGCGAGTACAGCCACTGCAGCTCGGTCACGCATCTGTCTGCGGCAGGCGCGGGGGAAGGCATAGCGGGCCACATGCCGAGCACTACAGGTAGCGGTGGTAGTGCGCGGTGCATGTATTTGCGCTGCACGCACGTGGTGCAGTCGAGCAGGGCATAGCCGGGCTTGCCGCCAGGGTCATTGGCTAGGATGCGCATTGGACCCACGCAAACCCCCGGGGGGAACCCCACAGCGCCACTACGTCCACTCCCCACGGGCACCGGCGCGTGGACGTGCCGAGCAGCACCAGTCCGAGATCTGCGGGGCGGTAGCAGCGCTCCGCAGCAACCAGATCGAATTCGCTTATAATCACCATGTACTGGATTTGGTCGGTTGGGGTGGGGTCAGTAGCCATATGCCTCCACGTCAGACAGATATTCCCCGTTTATACCGCACGCGCATACTTTTCCCGGCGTATCGTGCGGCGCTTTGCAGCGCGCACACAACAGCGGCCAAACGCGCAACTTGTCGTTTAACACAATGCGCCTGGCGCTCTTGCTCCAATAGGACATAGCTTCGGCCTTGCTGCTCAGGATAACGTCCGGCATCACCCGTCGGGGGATTGCGTGCATCAATGTCTCGAGACGTTTTGCGGACGCGTCTACGATATCTAGAGGCACCTCGAAAATGAATTCATCATGCACGTAATTAACCATTGCACAGCGCGCCAGCGGCGAATCCAAACACAATAACCGTTCTTTGAACATTTCCCAACCCACTACACCTTCGATGACCGCGCCGAGAGATTGAAAACTGTTGTTGCACGCGCTGCAGAACGTTACGTTGCGGCGGATGATAGACGTACCAGGAATCGGCACAGTAAAGCGCCCGTCTGTCTGTTCGCAATGTCCCACCCAATCGTGCATTTTGGCGCCCACGGGCACAGCGTCGGCCCATGCTTGGCGGTAGGTCTTAGCTTGCTGCTCAGTCCAGTCGAGACCCTGCAGTTGTTTGGCGCTGATCTTGAGGCGGCGCCATCCAGCACCGCCTGGCGCTCCAAAATCGATTGGCTTGGCTGCGTCTCGAGCGAGCGAAAATCCGGGGTGCTTTCGCTCCTTGAGCTCGACTCCCTCTGCATACGTGCATCCGAAAATACGGCTGGCCACGAGTGTGTGCAGATCTTTGCCGGCGTTGACGAAATCCGCGAACGATCGGTCCCTGAGATACCAAATGCCGAACTGCGCCAGCGTTGCATTTTCGAGCCCACCGTGGTCCACGGAAACAAAACAGTGTCCACGCCGCGGTACGAAACACTCCCGGATGCCGTTGTCCGTGCCGAGATTTTGGACCTGCGGGTTGCTGCTGGTCGTGCGCGTTGAGTCGGCCACGCCCCAATGCGTGCTGATTGGTGCGGTTGCTCCGGCGGCGTAGTGCGGCAGGGTGCTCTCGAGAGACGACCACGATCCGTATTCCGCGAATGCCACGAGCCTTTCGTCGCCACTTTCCTCGAGCACGGATCGTGTTGTCTTGATTGACGGGTGCCAGTGTTTTTTGCGGGGGGACGCATCCTTTGCTTGGCGTGGTTTGGTCGTCAGTATTGACGGCGGCACGAGCGGTACAGCGGCAGCAACACGCTCTTTGAGCGGTCGCCCTGGCAACGGTAACGGTCTGGGTGCGAGGTACGCAGCGGCCACAAGAGCCTGTTGCCGGATTTTGTTTCCGGTTCCGCAGGCGCGCACCAGGCTGGGGTCCGGCGTGTTATCGGGCTCGTCCTCCAGCAGCGCCGGCACTTGCGCTTGCGCGCGCAATGTGCCTATGTGCTTTTCGACAGCCCGCTGCAAGTCGGCTAACTTGGCGCCGTCCGTGCGCAGCCCCCAGCACCGGCAGGCTTCGAGCCACACTCTTTTTCTGGTGAGCGCGCAGACATCGCTCCAAGCAATGCCGCCCTCGCGTGTGAGCCATTTGTGCTGGCGTCCGTACAGTTTGCGCACCGCGGTCGCGTCGTCTCGCGCGTAGGCAATTTGCGCGGAGGTGTAGTCCTCTAAAGGACGGTCCAGCAATGCGCCGTAGTTCAGGCGCACCTCCGGATCTTTCGGCAGTTCGCCTAGTCCGTGGTACGCGTGCAGCACGTCCAGACTTAGGTCCGTCCACTTCGCCAGGCCGCCAATGATCGCCAGACGCTGGATCACCCAGGTATCACCAATCAGGTCGGATTCGAGCGCCCCCACTACAGCACGCGAGCACCCCCACCACGCAAGCGCGCAGCAGAGGTCGTATGGAGCGTTGTGCCAAATTGTTGGGGCGTGCAGCGCGTGCAGAAACACTTCTCTTGCTTCGGGCGTGGGGATCAACAGCGCGCCGCCCGCAGCAGGTCCGTCCAAGGACAAGCACACCGGGCGCGGCGCCATGTAGCCCGGCGCAAAGCGCTCGGTTTCGGTGTCCGCGCCGGTAATTGCTTCTGGGGTGGGGGCTGGTGTTGTCATGCCCAAGTCGCATTGGTGGAGTGTACGCTATTTATTTGGAGTTACGTGGTCCCACGCCCCGGGCTTGCACCGGCGATGTTCTCTGTGGTCGTGGGAAGCGCGACTTGCTAACGACAGGCTGTCACATTTGGAGGCCAACGAAGGGAGTCGCGCATTTTCTTTTTCAATCAGTAGCCAGCATGCAGACCGGCGCGTAAAATGTCTTGCCGGTTTCTTTGCTGACACCATCCTCGACATTGATCAGTCGGAGCGGGATGCCGAGCGAGGGGATTTGGATTGACAGGCGTATGAGTTCGCTCCTCGCGCTATCAGCATCAAAACCCTTTTGTCCCGTTTGCCCCATGCAACCAGCAACAAATTCTTTGAATCGGCGCAAGCTGCGGTCGCTGTTTTCTTTGTCTTTGCCAAACGCATACGGGTTGTAGAACCATGGCAATGCGCGTGTTGTTCCGACTAGGATAGAGGCTGGATTGAACCCTGCGGTAGCGCCGGTGTCTACACGCACGACATCAAATGTTGCTTCGAATTTCGGTCCGCTTCGCTGTGTTGGCGCGCAGTGCCTCAGCTGGTGTAGGATCACTCTGATATCATACACCTCGTTGTACGGCAGCCACTTGGGGCCTCTCTGACTTTGATCGGGGATTGCTCCTAGTGATGGCATGACGTTCGGATCGAATGGCGGGGGTGCTATGACTGCTGGCGCTGGCGCCGGCTGTGCGGCGGCTGGGGCGGCTGCGCCCTGTGCTTGACGGTCTATGATTGCTTGAATGTGTGGGGGTATTGGCATATTGTTCCTTGTGTGATCGGAGAGAATGAAGTTAAGTTAAATAACTCGTGCTTGGCGCATAACCGAGCGCACGACATTGACGGGTGGATTGTGCTCAGAGTCTTGCCAAAGAATGTCGTGCCTAATCCACACGGCAGCCCTGGATAATCGATTTACGGCCATCCATACACCGAGAGCGTCGTGCCATTCCCAGCACCACGGCTCTTGCAATTCAACGGACGGCTTTTTTGGGCTGTTGGGCGCGATTTTTAGTACTGCTTCGATCGCGTTGGCTCCAGTCCAAAGCATATGTTGTTCTACCACACGATCAGCGGTATAAGGAGATTCCTCATACTTTGCGTGCAATCCGGAAAGTATCCGCTCCGCAGCGCGCAGTGTAGCAGTTTCTGGGGCTGTTAAGTACCTCACAGTAAACACCCGTTGACTCGCAATACCGCGAGCACCACAGCCACTGGTATAGCCTCGGTACAAGTATCCCAGCATGCACCGTCAGCACACCAAAATGTTTCGAAAGTATATGCTCTGCTACCCTTAATACGCGCGCGCCCAGCCGGCAAATGTTCTGTTGGGGCACTCTGTGTTGTGCATTTCATGGTTCTTTGCTTTCTGTCGGCAGCACCCCAAACGCCGCTCCGACAGCCCAGTCCGGGCGTGGTAGCATTGTTTGGGCGTGCAGTATTTTTTGGGGTTGACGTTCGATGAGCTCTGCTCGTCGAGCATAGCTCAGTCCGACGTGGAGCGCCACGAAATTCTCGAGGCACCCCACCACATAGTCAATATGCACCCCAGCTGACGCCCCCTCACGGTGCGTTCGGCCGATTCTCTGTTCCCAGTCTACGGCTTTTTGTGGGGGCGTACAAAAGAGATTGCGCCTATATCCGACCCCGCCGGGTCCGACGCCAACCTGCAGATTTCGCGACGTGGTGCAACTGCGACAGCTCGCGATAATTGTAGGGGCTGTCGCTTCGTTGATCGACCGCCCCTCTGCATTACGTCCTTGCGCTCCATAGTACGTCCACCCCGTGCGTTCGGCGAGCGCGAGCCCAAACGCCCTGTAGCTCGACCACACAATGCCGCCCTGCTGCCCCCACGCCGCAGCCGCCTCGACCGCGTGCGTGGACAGCCACACCGGGACGGTGTTGCGCGTGAACGACTCGGCTATCGCTTCCCACGCATTCAACGCCCACGGGTCCAGCACCCCAGCGCGACACGCGTGTTTGACCTGTAGCTCGCTGTCCAGGGTGTCGGACGATTCGAGCACGCGGTGGCAGAATTTAGCCCATTGTTTGTAGGCCTCGAGCCAATCATCCGGCGGCCATGGGTCGGAGGTATAATAAAATCCGAGTGCTAGTTGTTGTGCCGACTGCCACACCCCGATCGACTTGTCCGCGAGCAGCCAGCCGTCGGGCAGCGTCCAGAGTGTCCGGAGATCAATCCACTGCTGCTCGAGGTTCTCCGGCGCGTGCCAGTGCAGCGGCTGCACCGTGAGTGGTTGCTCGTCGAATAGGTCTCTGCTGATAATGACACCGGGCGTTTGCTCTAGGCGATCGGCAAACGCGGCTCGGGCGCTTTGCTGATCAAAGATCGGCTCAGCAAAATGCGGTTGCAAAATGCTGTAGGACACCGCCCTTGAGACATCCCCCTTGACACCGTCAATCAAAGCAGACCATTCTTCACGCACGGTTGGCTCTAAAGGCACCGGCGCTCCTTGTTTGAGCGCCCAGGCCAGAATATGCCCGTAGTCAAGCGTACACTCGCGGGCAAGCGTGCCAGTGCCAAACATGTATTTGCAGCGTTGCCCGTGTTCGCTGGCGGCGTACCGCGCAAATTTTCGCGCGCACGCAGCCGACTCGACGTACCTCAGCGCCTGGCATTCGTCGCAACCGATATAATCCGGTCTGTACAAATCCAGAAACGTCGGCCGCTCACAGGCGCACGGCTTGGCGCCGTGCGTTGGGCAGTCTTGCGCTCGAGAGAGTTTGTTGTAGCTGATGATCTCCAGGCGGGAGGGGATGCGCCAGTGCCGGCGCAGGGAAGCATACTCGACTTTTTTGTCTTTGACATCGCCCGCAGGATTGATCAGCAGTGGACGCTGCGCGCCGGTCACAACAGCGCCCAGCGCCAAAGGGAGGGTCTTGCCGGCGCCAACACGTGCCGCCAGCAGGCAGCCGCCATGGTCAGCTAATTCAAGCAGTGCTGCGGCTTGAATGGGTCGCAGTAACTGCGTGCCGGTGGAGCAGCGCAGCCACTCTGTCATTGGTTGTACCAGGTCTGCCGCGTCCGCAAGCGGGGGCCGTTTGGGGAGGGAAAGGATGCGACTCACGCGACGCGCGCGCCGGTTTGGGTTGCCGCTGGTCGGGTTCTATCGATGATCACATTTTCGACCGGCTTGCAGCCGAGGTCCTCGAGATAGGCGTACATGATCGGCACCCAGCTGTTTGTAGTCGGCTCGTTTTGGTCGGGGTATGCGGCTGCGTCGCGTGCTTTTTGATCTAGTCTCAGTACAGGCATGATACCCCGAAAGCCCCGGCGCTTTCGCGTGCGGGGCTGGATTGGGGTGTGTTGTTTTACTTGGTCGCGAGCACCTCCAACAGAGCGGCGATCGTCTCAAGGGCTGCCGCAATGCGTTCTTGCACGTCAGTTGCAGGCGCGGTTGCAGCAACCGCGGCAGGGCGACCACGTCCGCGCTTGGTTTCGATTGCCGGCGCTGCGGGCGGGGGTTCGCCTGGCACGGGCGGCGCAGTACCGCCGAGCATATCGGGCGGATTGATCGGCGCCGTCTGCCGGCTGAACATTGGCTGCCCGGGGCCGGGTATTTGTCCCGCTGCTGGTGCTGGCGCAGCAGGGGCTGCTGGCGCCGGCGAACTGGCGGCAACGATAGCCGCTTTGGTCTCCGGGCTCAGCAGTGCCCAAACTTTGGGCGTCATGCCCGCTACGCTTGGCATTTGTGGCTCGGCTGGCGCCGTGGGTGCCGGGGCGTCTGGGGGCGTGGCCGGTGCTGGCGCGGCTGGTGTGTTGCGCTTGGCATCGAGTTCGGCGCGGATGCGCGCTACTCTTTCTTGGGGCGTTTCTGCTACTACCATTTTTCGGGCTCCTTTTGTTAGCGGCCACATTGGGCCATATATTCGCACGGTTTGCCGTACGCAAAACAGTTTTTGGCGTTGCACGGCATGCAATTAACCAACGCTACCATGTCGTCTGGATGCGCGCCAGCACAAAGTTTATGATACTCGTGCATTTGCTGCACGAGCGGAAGATGCAGGCGACGGAAATTGCTCTCGGCGGCGGCAATGTCCACGCGCGAATTGACTGCCCACGGCTTGCGGCCGCCAGACTTGGGATAGTAAATCCAGCACAAATTGGTCTCGGGAAACTGTGGTGGCGCAATCGCATTCAGCAGCACCTGGCAATCGTCCAGCATGCTCTCGGGCGTGAGGACGAACGGGAACGACCCGGGGCCGATGAATTTGTGGTCGCCTTTGGTGCGCGACTGTGAGTGAATAAAATCCGTTACTACAGTCCACTGCAGATCTGCCCAAGCGAACTGCACCCGGTGCTCGACCAGGCAGGTTTTAGGCTTGGGCAACAGGTGCATACCCTCGACAAACCAACGCCCGTGCTTGGTTTGCACGCTCGGTTGCGTGCCGTGTTTCAGGTAATTTTCAGCCACGGAATGTGCGGCCTTGCCATCTCGGAGCGGCTGGGTTTCTTCGCGCGGTAATCTCGCCAGTTTATGAAATGCCCAGTAACGCAGGCACCGTGCAGCGTCTTTGATCCGGCTCGGAGAGACGACAAGCTCTGTCACGGAGCACCCCCACAATTGCGAGCCGCGCCGCAGCCAAACAGGGCGGCAACGATCGTTGTGTGCACTAAATCGCCCTGTCCGTTAGTAAAGACCGGCGTCCTATAGCAGACGTTGTGCCGGGGCGCTGTGAGTACCGGCGCCACTGCGGCGAATTCCACGACACTTGCACCTGGCGTGCATACACGTGCCCGGTGCCAGCTTGTTCGGTCACGAGGATTTCAGTTTGCATGTTGCACCCCCAGCATATACGCTGTGCACAGCGCGTCAAACACAGACATCTCGTGTTCTTGCACAGTCCTCGATATCTCTCGCAAATTAGATTCTAGCTTACTTATCGGATCGTCTTCCGAGCGCGGAGCCCGCATTTCGCAGGTGTATCCAGCATCGAGTAGCGTCTTAATTATAGCTATCTTCGTGTCGCTTGTTTCAATTGCCATGATGTACCAACCAATTTCCAACGCGTGCGGACGTGCCAAATCCGCTTTCGAGCGCCCACGCTTCCAGTTTTGACGGCGAGAGCACGAAATAGATCAACCCGTCACTGCTTTCGAGCCTTTCCCCCAAGCCTTCCAATGCTTGAATCACTGCGCTCGTCGGCGGCACGCGTCCCTTGCCTAGAATCAATTCCCACATCCGAAGCACCCAATCGAGATGCACGATCATTTCACGACCGGATATAAAGCACCCGTCGCCTAGCGGTTCCGTGTTGCTCAGTGCACGCACGCACAGCTCACACACCTTCGATCTTACTCCGCCGCGCACAGCGAGCGTGTCTGCCAAATCACCGCCGCCGGATGATTCAACGCCAAAGCGTCCAGCCCATACACTCCCGTGCTGCTCTGCGAGCCACAAAGCGTGCGCGGGTAACGCATCACCTTCGATCCACGGCTCGACACCTTCACGTCCGCCAATAGCCTCTAGATATTCCGCGGCCATCGGCAAGCACTTGATGTGTGTGAATCGCTCGGCAATTGCGTCTAAATCATGGTCGGTTAGATCGGCGTGTAGCGAAAACACGTTTTCATTGTTTGCTGAAATCTGCAGCCGTGCAGCGCCGTCAAGCGGCACCTGCCGGCGGAATTTTTCGTTGATCAGTCTAGACGTGGACTGCACGAATTCTCTCAATTCGCCGGTGCGTTCGACACCGCGGCTGTCTTTGGGGATGTCGGCTTCGTCCGCATGACAGAAGGGGCAGCGTTCCAAAGTCGAATTAAAACCGCCCATGGCCTCAGACAATTTGCTTGGTCCGCTCGTAACCCACAGGCGTGCGAGCCCATTTGCTAGCAGGCTTTTGCCGACCGACTTGCGCCCAGTCAGCACTAGCCCTGTGAGCGGCCGCGAAAGATCTGGCACGTGGGCAATCCATTTGATTAAATCCAAATACCGTACGCCAGCCAACGCAACGAGCCATTCGTCGATTTCAGCCGAGTACCGAGCCACGAGCGGACGCTTCGGGCACGAGGGTAATGTGATTTTGCGCGCAGGCAGGTCGAAGATAGGCTTGCTCGTAACCAAAGAACGCCGCACCTCAGCCAGCGGCAGGCTATGCGCCTCGAGCAGCTCCGGCGCTGTTTTCAGCCGGCGCCCAGCCTTGTCGACGCAATACAATTCCACCGGCGCGGGGGCAAGCGCAACACGACACGTATTGAGCAGTGCTTCGCGTCCCGCCGTGTATAGTTTTCCGAGTGGTCCAAGAATATAGTAATCTGTTTCGTGCTGCAATATCCACGCTTTGTCCAGCTGTGTTGCCGACAGCCCAGTCATTTCTCGAATGTTCGCTAACTCGTCGGCTGTGTACTGCGTGTCGCGGTTGCTGCCAAACGCTTGTTTTATAGCGCTTTTGCGATCGAACGGCATACTCGCATCGCTATCAGCAAGGTGTGCAACCCGAGCGCGTTCGAGTTTTTCTCTTACGTCGTGCTCCGTTAGGCAGTCCTGCGGGTAGTCTGCCGCAGCACGTTCAATACTGTGCCGCAGCAATTCCCAGACGGCATCTGCGGACACGTCTGGATATGCACGTACAATACCGCAAACGAAATCCCAGAGTACCGTGTCCCGCTCGCCGGGTTGTGCGATCGGCATGCCCAGCAGAGCAGACGCGCCACGATTTCCCAGGTCGTTGAGGTTTGACTTGGTGCTGCCGCGCCAGCGCTTGAACAACAGCGTCCAAGTTTCGTGCTGGATGATTCGCACCGCGGCCGGCGCGGGTGCCGGCGAGGGTGCCGGCACGGACACCAAATGCACGGGCATTCCGCAGCCTGGCAAATAGAAAATACTCGCTAAATCAGCGCGCTCCGGGTGTACCGACGGCACAAAGAACCCGCGACTTAAACCGTCTGCGTCACGATCAGCGTGCTCCGCGAAATGTGCCCAGACATACTCGAGCAAGCTGTTGAATTGGCTCGGCGCAATCACTTGCGCGAGTGGCACAATCACTCGCCAACGCTCGTGCTCGGGCGGGCAATGTTTCCAGGTTGTGGAACACAGGCACGCAATGCCCTCATTTTGCAGGGCGAGCACGCACTGCATTACCTGATCGAGAGGCTTGTCGTCAAAGTCTAATTGCACGCCGCCAATCGAAACGACGTCGCTGTTACAACGTTTGCCGCCAGGGCACAGCTCATACAACGATATCAGCGGGGCGTTCTCCTTAATGATATCTTGCCGGTGCCCGGCTGCTAGCCGCTGCTCGACAAAAGCACCCCACGTTGTTTGCTCTGCTGTCCACTGTGTGGGCACATACAGATTGTGGTGATGCGTGACTGTCAGGCGCAGTTGCGCTGCTGTGTCTTGTTCAATCATTCAGACTCCGCACGATAGCACACGCGGCGAAGCGCGCCAGCAGTATTAACACCAGGTCGTAATAATCGCGACGCCTGGAGCACCTGCTCCACCTGTGCTATTGCCGTCGCCACCGTTCTCGCCATTACTCGCTGCAACTTCCCAGCCGTAGCCGCCGCCACCACCGCCACCACCACCACCGCCCGCACCCCCGCCACCTGTGCCGCCACCACCACCACCGCCAGCACCGTATCCAATACCACCCTTGCCACCACCACCATGCGGCGCTGACGGAAAATCGCCGGCAATCCCGCCAACCGCGGCGGCTGAGCAGTATCCGATTCCTCCAGGCGTACCAACATAGCCTACCGGGACAGCAGCAGTTCCGCCGGCTCCACCGTTTTTGCCGCCCTCGCCTGTATTTGTGCCGCCAGCACCCCCAGCGCCTGTGCTCGCGCTGCCTGCAGCAGTACCCACATAGTCTGTTGCTATTAAAAACGTGGCGCCAGAGACAGATGTATTTTCTCCGTAGTACGTAGCTGGAACAGTTACGGTCAACGTGTCTGGTACATCTGCGGCAGGCAGTCTGCGTTGCACGATGCCGCCATTCGACCCGCCACCACCACCGCCGCTGGAGGTACTGCTAGCACCCGGTCTGCCTGGGCTCACAAGAGTAAAATCAATGTATTTAGCGTTGACGGGTTTTATCCACGTGCCACTCGTGAGATACTGATGCACGACAGGCACTGCGTTGATCCGTTTTGTTAGCTCATTCAGCAGCCAATTTTCCTCCTGAGCACTGCAATTAGCTGTCTCTGGACGGTGCCCGGGGCCAGCCAAAGGCGCAGCAACAGCTATTTTTGTAGGAGATGCTCCGCCGTCGTAATTGGTGTCGGAAGCCCATTCGATTAAATCAACCATGATAATTGCTCCTCGGAACTAAGCCCCGTCGTCTTGTGTTGTCCGGTGTCGTATCGCCGTAATTAGGCCGCGCGCAGCCGCCTGTCCCGGCGTTCGTCAACCAGCAGACGTGCACCCCACCGCGACAGGCATCGTCCAGCAGTCCGACGGCTGCGTCGATATCATCTGGATTAGGCAGCGTCAGCTGCAACACCCGTACTTCCTCGAGACTATCGAGCACCCGCACGGTGCCGCTCGTCAGCAGCGCTATCACAGTAGCGATTGCGTCCGGGGTGCCGTCGCTTTTGTTGACAGTAATACGCCCTTTGACTAACGTCCTTAATGTGTCCGTGCTCGCGGGGCGTCTCGGCTCGTCAACGATTTTTGCCAGACCCTCCAGCGCAAATCTCCCGCAGGTGTCCACATCAAGGCCCGTTGCTACAGACCAAATCGCATCCTCTAGCGTCTGGATTTCCTGCAGATAGCCCAGCAGCAGTGCGGCAATGCGCGGCTTGCCCCAAAATGGCGGCACCAATTTGAGCAATCCAGCACCCATGTGCGTCGTGTTTTGTTGCAGCTGCGTCATTCCGGCGCCGTCACCACGTGGACCCTGCTGGTGTCGAGCACGCCGACCTCGTCATTCGCTATAACCAGGTTAACGCGCCCTTCCGGCGCCGGCGAGAGCCCGAGCGTCAAATCAGACACTGTTGTCACGCCGGGGCACTGGATTGCGGCCGCGATCAGTAGCGCGAAATATACGTCTCGGTCAATCACAGCATCGTGCGCGGCCACGATCGCTGCCTGCAATGTCGATTCGGTGAACGTGCCTGAAACCACAACCACAACGTAAATTGGTACAACTGCGGCGCGATCAAAGTGTACTATCTTACTCGTTCCCCAAGGGTCTGTTGTTGCGGAGTCAATTGCGCCGTGCGTTTCGGTACCCGCCCCCTTGGACGTGTAGATTGCCTGCGCTAGCGCCATGTCTTCCGCCGCCTCGCCTGTGCCGTCCCAAATCACAGGGCGTATTGCGTGCGGGGGGATGCCGTCGTCTGTTGTGTCGGTGTCATTCTCGAATACCCGCGCATCCAATACGCCCGGCACGGTAAGCAGAGCAGCTGCTATTGCGGCAGTCGTGCCCTTGCCCGTCGCGGCAAGAGATGCTTCACGCTCTGTGCGCAGTGCGTCCAAACTCTGTTGGTCCGTGCCAGCCGTGGCTTCGGTCGGATTGGTCGCGGACACCAATCCTAGTATTGGGGTGCTGATCACGGTCAACGTTTCCGCGGCAGCCGCATACGTCGACCCGGTCCCGACGGAGGTGAAATCAGCGGTCTGCGTGCCAGCAGTCGCTGCAATGATTTCGCTGTCGTTACTCCACAGATTGGTCGCCTCGCCCTCGACCGAAAGCAACAATGTATTTGCGGGGATGGTACACGCGCGATCGAATGTCAGCGTAACGTCCGCAACGTGCCCATAATCCGCGCCGCTACGCACCACGCCTGTGAGTTTGCAAACGCCCACCAGCAGCGCGGCCACGGCTGTATCCGGGTCGAGGACACCGGCGGCAGCTTCCAGCGTTTCCCAGGACTGCGCCAGTTCCTCGGAAACGATCGCATTCACGTTTCCAAGGACTGTTTTCTCGGACAGATCGAGTTTGGTGCTGATCTTATCCCTTTGCCAAGCTTCGAGTGATGCAATGATTTCCGCATATGTCTTGCGACGAAACCCGGTGTCTGTCAGTCCGTACGTGATAGTCATAATACTCCAGCTTGTTGCGGCGATCGCAATCGAGCAGATGCTGCTGCGCACAGCCTCCGCGCTTCACGCCAGTCCCGCGCCGGCAGCATTTTCGCGCGCAACCACGCAAACAGACGCTCTTCATTCGCCCAGAATTGCAGCATTTGGCTATCGTGTTCTGCTGTCATTTAATCGTTACCTCGCTGCTCACCACGCCGTCTGTGTCTGCACGCGCCTGCCAGCGGATTGTAGCTGTGCGTGTGTCGGAGTCGAAATCGAGCTGCACCTCGACCACCTCGACAATGCCCGCGGTCTCACCCAGCACGCGCCAGATCTCGGCCCGCAGCAACGCGAGCCCGGCGCTTGCGGGCTTTTCGAAAATCTCGTATAGATACTTGACGCCTTTGCTCGGGTCGTACACCCACGCGCCAGCGAACGTTTGCAGTGCCACGTTCGCCCGGTATGCGATTTCCTCGCCGCCTTGCCACAGCAGCAGATAGCGTCCGTCCGCGGACAAAGCCATATCGCCTGGGATTTGAAAGCCGTGACTCAAAGCAACCCCCCCAAGCACGGCAGGCTAGCCGCGTAAACACTGGCGCGTCTCCAAGCGTGTCTTGGGGGGGTCATCCCGTTACTCCTAGCACAGTCGAGCCGACCGCGCTACCCCAACTTGCGAGCGCGGCATTAAGCACCGCCCAAGCAGCATCAGGGCCGCCCGGCGTGCACACCGAAGCGGACTGCGCGGACGACAGCGCTGTCTTGAGCATCCCCAACAATGTCGTTATCTCCAGCGCCGTCACAACAGGCAACTGCGGCGCTCCCACCGGCAGACCCACCGTGCACTTGCTGTTTGCCACCTGCACAACCGTCCCGGTCAAGCTGTCCTCACCCATCGCAACGCCCGTCAGGAGCGACGGCACCAGCATGGGCGACACGTCAGGCGCTGCACCCGGTAGCGCCCACGCAAACAGCCCGTGGCGCTTGAGCATTGCGGGAGCCATCGCACTACCGCTCAAACGCCACGGGTTAAAATCGGCCTCGCAGAAAACCAGCAACACATGATCGCCGGCCTCTAGGGAAAAATGCAAAAAGCACCCGCCGCCCCGGGGCCACAGCACGGGCACATCCTCGAGTTTGGGCATGCCCGCGATTACGGGCTCACACGACACCTGCTGCAGCAGGGGCAGATAGGACGACACCTTGGCGGGAATCGACGTGTGCACGCCGTCTAGGCTACGCGCAATGGCCGCGTGCAGCAGCTCTGCCCACGCGCCAGATGAGTCGGAGTCAGCCATAGATGCCTTCAAATTCTGTGTACCAGTCTTGCCCGTCGGTATCACCCGTGTGCTTTATTTTCGTCACAAGCACGGTCCCGATCACAGCCTGTGAATCCAGCACAAACATGCAACCGGGTTTAAGTTCAGGGAGCAGCAGGCATTTGCCTTTGCACAGCTTGACGTCGATTGTGTGCCCGAAGCGTTTGACTTTTTCTCTCGAGATCTCAACGTTGCCGCCGACCAAACCCGTCATGGTTGAGATCAAAGGCCCCTCACTTGCGGGCACAGCCGGCGCCGGGCGCACTTGCAACTTGCCGTTTTGGATTGACCACGGCATTTGTAGCGACCGCATGAGATAGATCAATTCGTCCAGCGCGGGGCCATCCACGGCGAATGCGTGCGTTAACGCCAGCCCTGTCGGCAGCTTGGCAGCTGTGCCCATTGTCTGGACGTTGCCCATGTCTACATTGAGCGCTGTCGCAAATGCACTCAGCACGGACACAAGCGGTGTGCCCTTACTCCACGTCTGCTTGATTGTCTTGCCGGCGATCGGCTCGCCCTTGCGATCGCGCTCCCCGTCGCCGGTGTTGAGTGTGGTAATCCAATCG